CCCGTATTCAAGATATGCCAACCCGTGGTGACTTCGCTAAGAGCCTATTTGGATTTTGGGGAAGTGCTGCTACGCAGTTTAGATCCTTTAACTTGAAGGGCGTAGATAACTTCCTATTACAGAATATTGGTCGAGTACAGCAAGGCGGTGGTAAGCGTGTGGCTGCGGAAATTGGCTCAACGCTTATCTTCTCCGGAATGATTGCATATGGACGTAACTATGCCGATTGGCGTTCATATCAAGCCTCTAATGATTTTAAGAAGGCTGACGAAGTTGCCAAGACTCTAACTAAGGATGGCTTTATCCGTGGTGCGCTTGCAGGTCCTTCGGAATTCTTCCTTGCAATTCTTGGTGTTGATGCTGCTTGGAAACACACCGTAAGTGAAGATCCGCTCTTCTCACAGTATCGCTATAGCGGACAATCTACCTTTGGGGTTCCCCTTGAGGATACGCTTGTAAGAACCTATGGACTTGCGGAAGATCTGTATGGAGCCACCGTAGGTAGAGCCACAGGTTCAAGCCTTGAACGCGAAATGACTCAGCGTACTTTGCACTCGTTTAGACTTATGCTTCCCGCGCAGAATCTGCCGGGACTTAAGCAGTTTTTCAACATCCAAGAATCTGAACTTTCAGACTATTTACGCCTACGTCCAACCCAACCCCGCGACAGGTAATGAATCTAAGGAGAAACCAACATGGCAAACAGTTACAAACTATATACAGGTGATAATTCACAAACCACCTTTACGTTATCCGGTATTGATGGATGGGTAAGCACCGCCTTTATCAAGGTGTATTTGAATGATGTTCTTCAAACAACCGGATTTTCTTTTGTTAATATGGCTACGACACCTGCGGTGCAGTTTGGCACAGCCCCCGCTTCCGGAGTAAATATCCGACTACAACGGGAAACCGCGCGCGGAACCCTTGGTGATCTGACTCTTGCTCAATTTCAATCTCTGATTATTGACTTCAATGATGGCTCCGTTCTTACTTCCGGAGATCTTGATAGAGCAGTACAAGGGCTTGTCCATGTAGCCCAAGAGTCCAACGACAGCGGCTCCGGTGCTTTGGGTCTTAACATAACGCAGACTGCGTGGACAGCAGGAAATAAGCCGATTACTAATCTTACAGACGGTACTGCCGCTCAAGATGCTGTTACGGTAAACCAATTCAACCTAGCCACCCTCTTTGGCGGTTCTGCCATGCAGCCGGAGTTATGGTCAATTTCAGGTTCCGGCGCGACTACCTATACGCTTAGTCCGGCTCCTTCAGGTTTAAATGAAGATCTGTTCTTTGTGACTATTGATGGCGTGGTGCAGCCCCCTAGTGCTTACAGTTTAACGCCTACGACTATTGTCTTTGGTAGTGCTGTGGCATCACCTAAGTTAATCAGTATTCGCAATCTTGGAGTAGCCCGTAGTCTTGTGTCTAGCGTACAGACGGCAATGATTGTTGATGCCAATGTGACCACCGCTAAACTTAACGATTCTTCGGTAACTGCTGCAAAACTTGACTCAAATAGCGTAACTACTGCAAAGATCACAGATGCCAATGTGACCTACGCCAAGATTCAAAATGTAACTCCCGACAAACTGCTTGGTCGCGTTACGGCAGGATCAGGAGTGGTTGAAGAAATTACCTGCACACCGTTGGCACAGACCTTTCTTACTAAGACAAGCCAAGCAGATCAGCGTACAGCCCTTCAGTTGCAGCCGCTTGCTATTAAGACAACCGTAGGCACTACTGATATTGACGATGCAAGTGTGACTTATGCCAAGATGCAGGGAGTCACGGCAAACAGGGTACTTGGCGCAGAAGCCGTTGGAAGTGCGCCTGTTGAAATTCCTTGTACGCCGTATGGACGAACTCTGTTAAACACAACTGATGCCGTAGCACTTCGTACCGGACTATCTATAGATCCGATCTACGAACTTCGACAATTTACTACTAATTCCGCGACAATCACTAACCACATTACAATTGATTTGGTTGCCGGAGGAGCCTACGACACTTTATATCAAGAGTTTATTATTGCTTGTACTTTTGCTACAAGTAGTGGAAGTCCCACAACCTGCGGTCAAGATGTTGTATTTACAAATTTAAGTGGGACAAGACAATTTCTTGTTCAATACAATTTACTTTCTAGAGACTCAGTCATATCCGGCGGCACACCTACAGTTTCTGCTAGTCAAGTAGTAACTAAAATTGTTGGTCTGCATTCTGGAGGAGCGACTAGTTATCCAATCGCAGGTCACATTACACTTCTTCCGGTTCCTGTGGTAGTAGAGCAGGTCCCGGAAGTGTGGACGGCTACCGGAGTAACAGCCCAAACCATCTATCCCCTGAGTTCAATGCTCACAACTAGTATAGACTCTAAAGATTACCTTGTTACTTTAGATGGGGTAACGGTGGCTCCTTCGGCTTACACGGCAGGAGCGGGTGCCATTACCTTTACAACAGCGCCAACAGCAGGTCAGGCTATTGTAGTACGCACGTTTAATGCTAATAAAACATTTACAATGTCAATTAATGGGTTTAGTTACGTTTACACAAACACAATTTCAGTTCGCCGCATTGTGTAAAAGGAACTACTATGCATACCGAAGCCGAATTGATGTTAGCGGTTGGCAGACTTGAAGGCAAAGTAGATGCTATTCTACAAATGCAAAGGCTGCACGAGGAGCAGATCAAGAATCACGAGGAGCGTCTACGCGAACTTGAGCATTCAAGATCCTTCACAATGGGCATGGCAGCCGCAATAGGTGCCGGAGTTTCGGTAGGGCTCAATTTAGCAATTAAGGCTTTCACATGAATAAACACACGCTAGAACAAATTCACTCTGCTCTTGCAGAAGAGTTGCTCCGAAAGATCATGGACGGGTCTGCTAGTTCTTCTGAACTCAATGTAGCCCGTCAATTCCTAAAAGACAACAGCATTGATTGTGTGGTTGACGCAAGCATTCCCATGCTGAACCTTGCAAAGATTATGCCGTTTGATGAAGAAGAGGCTGCGTGAGTGAACTTGAACGAAAACTAAAGGACTTCAGGAACTTTGTGTTCCTTGCTTGGGATCATTTGGGGCTGCCTGAGCCCACTCCCATCCAACTAGACATCTCCTCGTATCTCCAAAAAGGAGAGCGTAGGCGGGTCGTGCAAGCCTTCCGTGGGGTAGGCAAGAGTTGGCTTACTAGTGCCTATGTGGTCTTTCGTCTGCTGCACGACCCTCGGTTAAACGTCTTGGTGGTCTCCGCGTCCAAACAACGTGCTGATGATTTCAGTACGTTTACGCTGCGGCTGATTAACGAACTGCCCCTGTGTCAGCATCTGAAGCCCCGTGAGGATCAGCGCAACTCTAAGATTGCGTTTGATGTGGGTCCTGCTCCTGCCTCTCAGGCTCCAAGTGTGGTATCTAAGGGAATCACAAGTCAGATTACGGGTAGCCGCGCTGACTTGATCATTGCTGACGATGTGGAAAGTTTAAATAACTCTGCCACATTCGCAATGCGTGAGAAGTTGCACACATCTATTGCCGAATTTGAAGCCGTTCTCAAACCCGGAGGGGAGGTGATCTTTCTCGGTACGCCGCAGACGGAGCAGTCGATCTACCACAGTCTGCATGAGAAAGGCTACAACACCCGCATTTGGTGTGCTAGATACCCTGACGAACGCCTAAGAACGGCTTTTGGTGAGAAGTTGGCTTTGACCCTGAGGAATGGTGTGGAAGGCGAGGCTACGGATCCTAGACGCTTTAACAACATTGACCTTATGGAGCGCGAAGCCTCCTATGGACGCACAGGCTTTGCCTTGCAGTTCATGCTCGACAGCACCCTGAGTGACGCAGACCGTTATCCCCTTAAATTGGCGGATCTCACGGTACTTGGATTAAATCCGGAGTGTGCGCCTGAGGGTGTTGTTTGGGCAACGAATAACAACAACATTGTCAAAGACATCCCCTGTGTTGGTTTTAATGGTGACCGATACTACGGACCGATGGATATCCTAGGTAAGTGGATTCCTTACGAGGGCGGGATTATGGCTATCGACCCAAGTGGTCGTGGCGATAACGAAACCGCATATGCCGTGGTCAAGATGTTGAATGGCTTCTTGTACGTCACATCTGCCGGAGGAGTCAAGGGTGGCTACAGCGAGGAGACCCTGTCTAAACTCGTGAACATAGCCAAGTGTCAGAAAGTCAACAAGATTATCATCGAATCCAATTTCGGTGATGGTATGTTTACAGAACTGCTGAAGCCCTATCTTGTGAAGATTTATCCCTGCTCAGTCGAGGAAGTGCGCCACAATATCCAAAAGGAAAGGCGCATTATTGACGTTCTAGAGCCTGTGATGAATCAGCACCGCTTGGTTATTGACGCGGGGGTCATCCGGGATGACTACGAGTCCACCAAGCAGTACGCCTCAGAGAAGTCCTTGCAGTACAGCCTGATGTGGCAGATGTCCCGCATTACCCGTGCTAAGGGCGCCTTGGCTTACGACGATAGAATCGATGTTTTGTCTATGGCTGTCTCCTCGTGGGTAGAGCAGATGGGGCAGGATGTCCACCGCAAGATGCTGAATCACGCTGAAGACGCATTCCAAAAGGAAATTGACCGCTTTGTAGACAACGCTTTAGGTAGAAAGGCAAGGGATCAGGACTCATGGATAAGCATCTAGTGACCAAAGCCTGTGAAGTGGTTTGTAAATATGAGCAGCATCTAAGGAGTGATGAGGCTCTTGGAGCGTCTAAAGCCTTGGCTAAGGCGATGCGCGAACTTAGAGAGGAACTTCCTCCAAAGATTTTGATACAGTTTCGGAGTACAAATGCCAAAACCTAGAGATTACAAAGACGAGTACGCTAAGTTCCAAAGCAGCCCCTCCTCAAAGAAGGATCGTGCTTCTCGAAACAAGATGCGGCGTCTTATGATCAAAAAAGGAGCCGTTAGTAAGGGCGATAACAAAGACGTTGACCATAAGAATGGTAACCCAAAAGACAATCGTATGTCTAATCTGAGAATTGTGCATCGGTCCGTGAACCGTGCAAAACATTAAATCTTTTTAAGGAATTTACACATGGCAAAGGGCGATCTTAC